GGCCTGCTCTACTAGACGTGCTCGCTCTGCGAGCAGGTCGCGACGTGATACGCTCATACAATCCTCCCTGCGCAGCCGAGCTGCGACATCAACAATCTCCGGCCTCTTAAATGTACGCTTAGCCGCAATTGGCTAGCGCTCCACTGATCACGCGACCGTATCGCGACCGTGGTGTCCGGATATGCGGGTATGGTGACGACGGAGACCTCGATGAGCTCGACATCTGTCACGGTCCGCACTCGCACAGTTTCCTCGATTGTCCACTCGTCAGCTCGCACAATGAAGCCAAACGACATTTGATTGACATCGCCCCGCTCGATGAGCATGCGGAGATCCTTGGCGTAGCTCGTGTCGGGCGGGTAGATCTCGACGCCTAGGCCATTTTTGTCGGTGCTGAGCTTGAGCGTGCCCGCGGATCTGCGACCTAGCACAAGCGATGAGTCGTGATTGACCAGCGCTCGTACGTCTGCGCCCTTATCCTCGAGCGTGCGGGTAAATGCCTGCGGCGCAATGCGCTCACGGAAACCGCCCAGATCTTCGCTGAGCGGCCCGTACACGCTGGCATAGCCCATCAGTCGGCCAGCGTCAGATGAGAGTGTGCCGATGCCGCGACGCTCAAGTGCGTGCATGACGCTCCTCCTCATCTATGCGGTCCATCTGTGCTGCTATTTTGTTGGCCCATGTCTTGCCCGGATCGCCACCCCATAGGGCCCAAGCGATGCGCCCAGCGCTCGGGAATCCGTCTTGACCGGGACTCCATCCCTCGCCCTGAGAATCGACGGCGTGACGAGCAAAATAACTGGTCATGCGGCCAATTGTCTCGGCGCTGATGTTGCTGCCATTACTGAGATCTCTAGCACGCGCTACGCCTACGGCAGTACCACCACGACCATACTCAGCACGCCATGCCAGACCTCGAGCTGCCTCTTCACGGACTCCCGCAGGAGGCGAGAAGTCAATCTCGTCATATCGGCCACGATCCACTCGATCGCTCGATCGCTCTGATTGCCTGAGCGGCAAAATCGGTCGCCACTTGATGCGCCAGCCATGGCGACCACCTGGGCGGCTCGGCGGCACAAGCTCACGCTCACGCTCGATACCGCAGACACGGCAGCGATTGGTCGAGCCATGCTCGCAGCTCGGGATCTGGTGCTCAGTCATTGCCAGCGCCAGTGCGATCACGGCATCGCTGGCATAGGCCTCAAGGTCGTTAGTTTCTGCCGGTGCTGCTGGTGCAGGCACGAGCGCAGGATCGGGCACGGGCACTGGTGCCACGGTAGGGTCGGCAGGTGGTGCCTGAGCCCCGCCCATCGACGATACGGGTTGCATGTTCAACGGTTGCAAGAAGACATCACCACCCTCGATAGGGTCGAGTTGCTCAAGTGCTCGGATCTCGTTGACGCTGAGCCAGCCCCAGTTACGACCGATGGCGTATGCACTGTATCGAGCTGCGAGATCTGTACGCAGCAGCCCCTCGACGCGGTGCTCAACGTAATAGCTGCTGCTGATCGGCAGGAGCAGTTTGTTGCGTACCTCCTGCTCGATGCGCACCAACCAAGGGCGCAGCGTCTCGCTCAAGAAGGCTTGGTTTTCCTGCTCGAGCGAGCTGTAGGTGCTGCCGCCAGTTGCTCGTAGTTTTGATACGGGAATGTTGAACCAGCGGGCAATCTCCTCGAGCTGAAAGCGTCTCGTCTCGAGGAACTGCGCATCATCAGGCGGGATTGCGGTCGTGGTCCATTTCATGCCCTCTTCGAGGATTGCGACCCTCGAGGCATTATCGATACCAGAGTGCAGACGTTCCCAATCGCCACGCAGGCGACCGCGGGCATCGTCGCTGAGTCTGCCGGGATGCTCGAGCACGCCTGACGGGCGAGCGCCACGGCCAAAAAATGATGAGCCAAACGCCTCAGCCGCGATGCCTAGCCCGATGGAGTCTCGAGCCAGTGCGACAACACTAGCACCGACGTAGCCATCACCACCAGGGCCGCGCAGGTGCAGTACGTCAGATGCGGGCAAATAGGTCGGGCGAGCCTGATCGTCGCGATAGAGATATTGCAGGTCGCCGTTAGGATCGCGCCCGACTTTCATGCGAGCACTATCGAGCAGCCACAATCGTACTGGTCGCCCAATCGTGTCACGCTCGATCTCGCAGTAGCCATTACCCCATGTGAGAGCCTGCGCAAGCCATTGCTCACGCAATTGCATCGCAGTCATCTCGTCATTGGGGGCATATCGCAGCAAGTCAGCGATCATCGAGTCATCAGCGATGACTCGGCCACCGTTGACATGCTGATAGACGTGAAACGGCAGGCTAGCCACGGTCTCAGAGATAATGCGCACGGCTTGCCAGAATGGTGCATAGGAGAGTGCGGTAGACTCAGATACCTGCACGCCTGCCGTGCTAACCTCGCCGCCGTACCATGACGTGAGAGCAGGATCTCGCAGCCCCGGCCTGCGCATGGTGCGCAGGCTGAATAGGCTCATGATCCGCTCGACGATCGTCATAATAGGGCCATCCCTCGTGACTCGTATACCGATGGGGCACCACGCCCAATCGCTCCACCTGCCTCACCGACTCGAGATCTTGCGACTGCCATGATGCTGGCAACGAGCGCATCGATCTTTTCGGACGATTTTGCCTTGCTCGGTTTAATGTTTCCGGCAGCGTCACTCTCTATCGAACAGTTACCCAAACACCACCGCAATACCGGATTGCCGTCATGTCGTAATTTTCGAGCCATGACTAATGTCTCAAAATCTTTAGCAGCAGGGCTCATGCTCGCATACCCTTGCCCAAACGACACGATGTTGAGGCCATCGCTCTGCATCTGCTGAGCCAGTTGGCTCGCATTCCAGCGGTCAATTGCGATATCCACGACACGATACTGTGCGCATAATTGCTTGATGCGTGTGTAGACATCCTCGTACTCGATCACATCGCCATCGGTTACGTTAATATGCCCGCTCGCATGCCATTGGTCGTAGCGCATGCGATTGGTGCGCTCACGTTGTTTAAGCACGCCTCGAGGTGCCCAGCATATTGGCTCAATCCAGATAGTGCCGTCGTCGAGCGGAAAGGCCAGGACAAAGGCCGAGAGATCCGTGGTACTGCTCAAGTCAAGAGCACCATAACATAATCGACCAGCTAGATCAGGTCGAGGACTACGGCATGCGTCCCATGTCTCGGGTGCGATCCATCGAGTGATTGTGTCGGTCCACTCGCATAGATGCAGGCGTCTGAATGCAAGCTCACGGGCAGGCGATTGCGCAGCGTCGAGCGCTGCTTGCCTCATGTAGTCCTCGCGGACTGAGACGCCATAGCCCGGATTTGCCGCTCGCCATGTGCTCTCCTGTTTCCAGTCTGCGCCATCAGGAGCGCGGTAAAGAATTGGTAAAAAGCTACGATCCTCGAGCGTACCATCAGCCACGGCTCTAGCGTGTAGGTGCATCTCGTAGCACAGTGAGTTGCGATCGTGCCCTGCGGTCGTGATCGAGATTGTGAGCGGCTGCTGCCTTGCCCCAGTCGATGTAGTGAGCACATCCCAGAGCTCTCGATTAGGCTGCGCATGCAACTCATCAAAGATAATGCCCGAGCAGTTCATCCCGTGTTTAGTGTGGGCATCTGCGCTAATTGCCCGCATGCGCCTGCCGTCCTTGGTCACGATCTCTTTGCGTAGCACAGAGCACTTGGCATCAAGGGCAGGGGAGTTGCGCACCATCGATGCAGCGATGTCGAACACGATCGATGCCTGATCTCGGTCAGCAGCGGCACATACCACCTCAGCACCGGGCTCGCCATCGCCAAAGAGCAAGTATAAAGCAATGCCCGCGGCCAGTGTGCTCTTGCCATTTTTGCGGGGGATCTCGATGTAGCACGTCCGATACTGGCGCATGCCATCAGGTCGTAGCGTGCCAAATAGTGGAGCAATGATGTCGTTGTATTGCCAATCAGATAACACTAAAGGTCTGCCCGACATCTCGCCCTTGCTATGGGTCAAGAAATGCTCAAAGAAGAGCTTAGCCTTCTCCTCAGGTCTAAGCTCTGCTCGTTTTGTTTTTACGCTTGCCATGGGTTACCCGAGAATGCGCAGAGCAATATCGTCGATGTCGTCCTCATTAGGACCGGCAGGGTCAATGTTGCTGCTCCGTGTTTTGCGGCTGCGTGGAGTCAGCATGAGAACAGTAAACGTGGATCGCAACTGACTCTCAGCGTTGCGCAACTCGCCCCAGAGTGGGTGCATGCGCTGGACGCCACGCTCATCAGGCGTAGTGAAAGGTTCGCTGGCTGCTGCCAGTCGCATCGCCTCCACGCGGGCGAGCTGGTGCGCGGCCATGATTAGCACCTCTGCGTCTGCTGCTGCTATTCCCGTGCCCGACGATTGATGGATGCGATTGCATAGACGGACCCAGCACTTGCGCACTTCGACCGGCAGTCCTCTCGGTGGAGTCTGCGACATGGCAATCGTCTCGTTCTTTGTCGGTTTCCTGCCGCGTGGCATGATATTTACCCTCATCGATGCCTAGATGTTCAAACAATGCCTTGAGAGTAGATACATCTAAATCTACCGTTTGCCAAGCTTCAGTGTAACCATCAAAGCGACCCATAAATGCTTGATCGCCACGCGGGATGTCCTTGGCGTCAAGCTCGTGCTTGATGCGCAGCTCAAGCTGATGAGCCATCTCACCATTCATTGGGCCGATCATGTCTAGTTGTGTCCAGCCACTATAACCATGACGCCTTAGTCTTATTCCAGTGCCATTGACTGTATTAGTAATGCCGATTTTCAATTGCCCTGGTCGAGCAATCAAATATACCCATCCAAGCTGATTGCGCCTAAAAGATCCCTTGGTGCAATTAGGGCAGCCAGTACGGCAATGTGTTCTATTTCTAATGGATGACCAATAAGTTACTGGGCAATCAGGGCATTGCCATAAAACTTGCAATCCAGACTCTCGACCAACAGTCGATAAATCTGGCAAACCAAATACTGCATGAGCAGCCAAATCAGGTCGAATTTGGCTTAATGGTTTAAATATTTTTCCTTTGTGGTAAGCACTCCCTTTGTATTTTTTAGCATTGTCTATTCTTGCGCAAGTTGGGCAGGATTTTGATTTATTTGATACGCGCCAGTGAACTTTAGCCTGCCATTCATTACCACAATTGCAACGCCAAGTAGCCATGAAAACACTGCCTGAAAGCAATACTTTTGGATCACCAACAATCATTTGAGCAGCTAATTTAGGGTGAGTCTGTGCTAATGGCGGCTTACCTCCCCATGAAGTTTCCGCATTTTTTACAAATCCAAGTCGTCTAAATTGCTCATAATGTTTTGAGCAAAATCCTTTAGCGCTATGATTGCGAAAGCATTCGCTAACTTTGCATATCTTGACACCTTTTAAATATTTTTCTTTAATTAACATGTGATTCGACCTCAAGTACCTCCAGAAAGTCGTTCAGG